CCTTTTACTTTGATGATTGCCATCTCTTTTTCCTTTCGATTTGTTGTTTTACTCTAGTGGCTACCTATGACATGGTTGGGATTGGTGCAGTCAAGGTGTCCACAAGACCTAATGCCTGGCAAGACTGGCTTGCCGTCAAATAGCGGGATAGTGAGTGTTTCCTTGTCAAACTCGCCCTGCCAAGGTATGCACTTCTCAGACCCGTACTTGATGACCAAGGCTCGGTGCATCCGACAGGACTGGCACTTGAGGTCTTTACGCTTGCGTTTATGCGTATTGACCTTCCATGTTGTACCGCATCGGCAGCACAAGGCAACATTGTCATCCACCCCATAATCTTAGCCTTCAACCACTCTGGACAGGTGGCCCTCAAACTTTAGTCCGACTTGACCAAGAGCGCCATGCCTGTTTTTTGCGACCTTCATTACCATCCAGCTCTTTTGCCATTCAAACTGGTCCTCGGCAATAGAAACTCTGTGAAGCAAGATAACAGCATCTGCATCCTGCTCAATTCCACCTGAATCTCTTAGGTCTGCCATGTCAGGCTCAGAATCTTTGCGCTGTTCTGGGCCTCGGTTTAGCTGGGCTAAGGCAATGACTGGCACATTCAAATCCCTAGCAAGGTTTTTTAGACCGATGCTAATGTCTGTAATCATCTCGTAACGCTTACGGCCTCGCTCGGTATCTTGAATCAAACCGAGATAGTCAACAACTACTGCCTTTAGGTCGCCTGAGCCTTTGACGCTGTTTGCGAGCGCCCGTATCTGTAAAAGGTTTTGGCCTGACTTATCGTGGATAGCAAGTTGGTGTGACTGAATCTTTGTCCGCACATTGGCAATTTTTAGCCAGTCGTGTTCCTTAAGTGTTCCCTTCTCAATGTTGCCAATGTAAACCTGAGCTTCGCTAGCGATGATTCTGTTGTAAAGCTCGTTACGGCCCATCTCAAGACTGTGGAAAGATACAGGGCCAATCTTTGATAGTTCCCAAGCAATTTGTAAACCAACGATAGTTTTACCCACGCCTGGTCGCGCACCGATGATGTAGAGCGCACCTGGTCGGAAGCCACAGATGATTTCGTTTAGAGATGGCCAAGGGCTTTCTGGGTATTCTTTCGGCTTGTCGAGTTCATCCATGTATGGCAATAGTTCGTCAGCAACATAGCTTGGCTTGACTGCTTGGTTTCTGTCAATCAGGTTGTCAATTTCTTTTTTAGCCGAATCGAAAACCGAAGCCAAGTCTTCGTGTTGTGCCTTGCTGTGAATCATTGTTCCAGCCACAGCTAATCTTCTGCGTGTCGCTTCTTCGATTACTTTGTTGGCATAGAACTTGACCGAAGATGCTGTTGGTGTTGCTGTCACTACATCGTGAAGATAGCTAGCAAGCTTTGGCAGAGCTGCACCGACTGTCAGGACATCTATCGGTTGTCTTGCCGACTTCATCTCCAGCATGGTTTTGTAGATGCGCTCGTTTTGCAGGTCGTCAAAGTCTGCTGGTGTCAGCGTTAGGTCTTCTAGCGCCTTGCCGTTGGTAAGAAGAATCGAACCGATTACTGATTGCTCAAAGTAAGTCATTTGATTCTCCCGAAGATTGGCTTAGCTAGTGTTTTTTCTTTGGGTTCTTCAACGCTCTCGTAGAGTTCTTTGTTTAGCCAAGAGGCTGGATACGGAATGTAGGTCATGTCTGGTAGTTTCCCTTCTGAGTAAACCTTAGTCAGTTTTAGTAGCTCATCTGGGGATTTACGCTTGATTGCTTTATTCCAGGCTTTTAGTGCGTCTGCTTTAGCTATTCGTTTAGGGTAAAGCTCCCAGAACTTATCAAATCCAGTATCAATATTCTCTGGTTTATTCTTAATAGGTTGTTCTTCTTTAGTAATAGTCTTCTTTGTGTCCTGTTTACCGCTCACGGATTTTACCGTAGCGGGGTTTTGGAACGGGTCAGCAGTAGTCCAAACATAGTCTGCAAAAGTACCATCTTCGTTGTGTTCTTGCTTGTCTGACCTTGTTAGGTAGCCTAAAAGTTCAAGCTCTTTGACTGCCGATTTGATTGTGTCGACTCCAGTCTTATTGAACCGAGCCAAGCTACTAACACTCATGTTCCAACCAGGTCGGTGCGACATTAGTTGTGTCAGTAGCCCTATGGCCTTGAGCGACAGCCTTGAGTCCCTTACCCAGTCGTTAGGTATCTGAGTAAAGTGGTCGTCAAAGGTGTGGTGTCCTCTGATAAGCGGCATTAGATTGCCACCTCAGTTTTTTTATTTTTGCACTTAAACACTAAATGTGCCTTCCATTTTGGGCTGGCACACTATACTTAGTAGCGATGCCAACAGCTCGATTGTTGGTGTCTGCCCTCTAGGGTTTGACCCTAGGGGGCTTCTTTTATTCAGTTATGTCTTTACAGTAGCACTCTAAAAGTATTCTGCCTCTGTTTCGAGTAAATCTTTTGTAAAGTCGTCATTTAGTAGCCACCAGCCACCATGACCGAAGATTGCTACCTCAGTCGGCGTTTCGTGGCTGCGTAGCTTCCAACCGAATTTTCGGCCTAGCTCAGCAAACTTAGCGTTGCTTTCAAGCAAGCCGTTAGCCTGTGAGCAAAGAACAATTATGTTGCTAGGCTCACTAGCCTTCGAGTTCTTACTTCCCATGCCACGATTGAGTCTGTGGTGAGGTATCAGGTCATCGCCTGTCGAGCCACAATGCCAGCAACCTCTGTCACGCGCTAGGTATTTCTGAAATTCTTTTTTAGTCATCGAAGGGGTCATAAATCTTGGCAGGCATTTCACCAGGTTGGAATCCCAAAGCGATTGTGCTTTCCGACATGCCACCATTGACTGCTTCGATTATGTCGGAGTTGTCGGAGTTGTCAGTTATACAGGTGTGCTTACGCCGCCACTCACGCACAAGTTTGACTGCCTGAGCATCATCAGTCTTTATTTTGGCTCCACAGGAGCATGATTCGGCTATCACCCGATAAGGCTACCAGCTAGGCGTTTCTCCACTGAAGTTCGACATTCTTGCTAATTACAGCCATCATGGTCGCTTGGTCGGATAAGGCCCTCATCTTGGTCTTTACCCTGTTGTATTCAGCCCTTGCTAGGTCCGCCTTCAGCTTTTCATCTACCGACTGCAACTTAGCCACAGCCTGCCTGTCGGCAACTGTCCCTGAGTTATTGATAAAGGCTAGAGATACAGCTCGGTCATAAGCCGATTCTGCGTCTGCCAGCTTGCACTCGGCATCGTAGAGAGCGTTAGCTCCCTTGTCCATCTCCCTGGTCAGCCTTTGTAATTCTTCGACTATGTGGCCTGGTGTAATAATTTCCATACTTGAGCCTCTCTGCTCTATCTCTTTGTAAATCCCATAGGTTGCTAACTTTCGTTAGGTGGCCTTCTTTGTATTGTTCTTGTAGGCACTCTTGTAATTCAAGGATTGACTGAATCAGTATCCTTCTTGCTTGCGAGTCCATTAGCGATTGCCTTTATCTTGTCGAGTGTTTCTTCGGATGCTCCACCAGTTTTGGCTTCGCTGTATAACAATCGTAAACCCTCAATGTCATCGCCTAATGCATCTGCCATTGTTGACCAGTCCTTTACAGTTGCCTTGCTGTTTCTTGCAACTTTGTCCATTTCTTCTCGGCTTGGTCTTTTACCCTTCGGGCTAAACTCTCCACCTAAAGCTGAGATTGCTCGGCCCAAAGCTGATGTCGCGCAGTTCTCGACATGGCTGATTTTGTTTACAGGTGATGTGCCAATGCGTTCTTCGGCAAAGTCAACTGTTGTTGGGTGCTTGTCGTTCTTGTCTTTCCAAACTGAAGCCTTTATAATGACTTGCGAGTCTGACTGACTAACGATGTCTAGCTTGAACCGACCTTCTGGAAACTTTTTCCAAAACAGGTCTATGCGTTCTTGAACAGTTTGATATTCATTTAGATTGAAGTGTGCCATTTATTTTCCCTTTCAATTCTTGTTTTGCTTTTTGTTTTTCTAGTAACCATGCTGTATAGCCTCTTTTAGTTGAAGCCTTATGGTTGTCTTGTTGCCAGCCAAAAGTAGGTAGTTTCCTAGATTTCTTTGACATTTATTTCCCCTTTTCTTGATGTAAGTAAGGCGCTCCACCAGCTCTTGACCTAAGACTGAGCCAATGCTCACCAAAGATTAGACCTCGTTTTGCCCCATCCATTGCTTGTATAACTCTAGCTTTTAGCTCTGTCATTTTGGCGTTAGCCTTCTCAAATTCTGTGACCGAATTTATGTAGTGCATACCTAATTCGTCAAGGTCAACCTCGGTGTCAGTGATGCCTGGACTCAATGCCCTGATAGTTTCTAGTGTCGAGTTGCTTCCATCCCAGTAAGGCATCTTCATTTCTAGGACAGCTTCTCTAAACCGAATCGCAGCATCCCAAAGTATCTGCGCTTCAAATTCATCCCACTCGATGTCATACTCTTGATAGCTTGACCCTGCGAGCGCGACTAGCTTTGCTTGTCTGATTCCAAATACCTTCATGTACCAAAGCACTTGTGCGCGATAAGCCTGTGGCACACCTGTCCAATAGTCACGACTGAATTTGACTTCAACAATTCCCCAAGTGCCGTCTTCTAACTGATACAAGCCGTCAGGGTTTGACCTTGCCCAAGGATTTTCTTTGTTTGCCCAAGTTCCTGTTTCGTAAACAGTTAGCTCTGGGTGTTCCTCGGTAAAGATTTCTAAGATAGGTGCTTCGAGTTTCGTACCAAGTCGCATTGACATATTTGGCTGAATCTCGTCTGGTATCTGTTTCGTCTTTTTTGCCCACTTAGTAATCGCGGATTCCCATTGTGATAGTCCTGCGATTGGAGCAATGTCTGACCCACCGATAGCACCTGGATCATCGCGTAGGTCGTGCCACTCTTGACTGCCGTTGGCAAAGTCGCCAAGAAGCACAGCCTCAAGTAATGTATCTGTTCCTGCTGGTAGTTTATTTACTGGCAAGGTTTCCCTCTCTTTTCCTTGTCGCAAGGCCACGCTAATCTCTCGGCGTGGCTTTGCTATTT